CAGTACGAGGGGGTCGGAAGCGCGGAACAGGTCGTAGACGGTCGACACCAGGATGCCGGTCTGCTCGCCCTCGAACCTGGTGATGCTCATCACGGGCTGCCGGGTGAACACGAAGCGGTCCGACGTCCGGTAGCGGTAGGCTCCCTGGAAGATGTCGGTGATGCTGTGAGCCGTGGGGTCGTTGTACGTCGAGTCGAGCTTGATTTCGTTGTAGGCGACGTACGTGACGCCCGTCAGGTCGAAGACGATGCTCTTCGTGGTGTTCTCGAAGACCCGGTCGATGCTCGGCAGGTTGAGCATCTCGATGAGCGGGTTGTCCGCCGACAGGGCCGGGTCGATGGCCCGGAACCGCAGGTCGGCGAGGTCTCCGACCGGCTCGAACTGCCAGTGCTGCCGGGTGTTGAACGAGAAGGCGAACGTGTCCGTGACCTTGGCTTCGCTGTTGCCTCGCAGGTAGATGTCGACCTTGCCGCCGACGTGCCGACCGTCCTCGTTGCGGTCGCGCATCATCAGGGCGTGACCCGAGTCGATGACGCTCACCTGTGCCACGCCCGCCGTGTTCGTGGCGTTGTTGACGTAGCCCTGGAGCGTGCCGGAGTCGACCGAGGCGAGGACACGCATCGCTCGCAGAGCCAGGACGGCGTTCGACTCGCGGTCGGTGCCGCCGAACGTCGCCGACTCGTTCGTCACCTGGACGTTGAGCGTGTTGTTGGAGATGACCTTGATCTGCCCCGCAGACAGATTGCCTGCCGAGCCCGCCAAGTCCGCCTGGATGAACGCCCTGGCGTAGTAGCGCCCCGTGCTGGGGTCGTAGCCCCTGCCGGTGCCCGCCGTCGTGATGAGCGCGGTCGACGTCGTCCGGAAGTTGGTGCCACCGCCCGAGAGGATGGTGCCGATGGTCTTCGTGATCGAAGTGGTCGGCTGGGTCGTCACGAAGAACGTGACTTCACCGCGAGCCCGCTTGCCGTTGTCCCGGACGACGCCGTTGTTGCTCGCCAGCTTCTCGAAGGCGTTGTCGATGATCGTCTGAACTTCGGCGTCCGTCGTCAGGTAGAACGCCTCACGCAACGCCGTCTTGTAACTCGACTGCGAGACCGGGATGCTCTCGCCCGACAGGGTGGGGTCGTCGATGAGCAGCAGAGTCACGAAGCTCTGCGCGTTGTGCATGAAGTCGATGATGAAGCGGATACGGTCCGCCTCAGTCGTGAACGGGTCGATGAACGTGTCCCGCAGCGCCGAGCCCGGGTCCACTCGAACCTGGGGCTGGCTGCGGTAGATCGACAGCACCGAACTCCGCACCATCTGCTGCCGGCTCACCTGTGGGAACGCACCCACCGCCGGGAGGATGCGCAGCGGGGCGCCCAGCACCTCGGGCGAGAAGAAGCTCTCGTACTCCTCCCCGTCGATCAGGTGGACCGCCGTGGCGACGTAGTACAAGGGGTCCGTCTCAGGCACGGTCGACAGGTCGGAGTGAGGCAGCGCCGGGTACGTGCTCTCCAACGTCGCCTGGCGGTCGTGCTCGAACGTGTACTTGCGGCTCTGCTCCAGGGTCGTGATGGTCGTCGCGATGCGGACCTTGCTCGTCGTTTCCGGAACCTCCATCACCTCGTCGAAGTTGGTCGCCAGGACCGTCTCGTCGCTGTCCTCCTGCTTGCCCGTCAGCCGGAAGAACAGCGGGTCCGCTGCGTGGAACCCCTCGGCGTCTACTTCGATGTTCGCGTCCACCGAAAGCGACGCCAGGGCGATCTCCGTCTCGACCACCGTGCCGGAGAGGATGAGGGACGGGTTGATGCGGAAGTAGCCGATATCCCCGCCGCCAGGCTGGGGGCTGGCGTAGAAGTGGTAGCCCGAGACGTTGTCGTTGTCCGCGATGCCCTCGACCGTGACCTGGACGGTCGCGTTGAACCGCTCCAGATAGATGCCGGTCGGCGCCTCGACCAGAGCTGCGATGTCAGCTTCGACCGAGAGGGTGGCGTTGACCCTGGCTTCCTGCGTCGCCGACCCGTTGGTGAGGATGCACTTGACCTTGATCTCGTTGTCGCCGGTGAGGAGCTGGAGCCCGTCCGGGAACGCCGAAGGGTTCGGGACGGTGAAGCTCGTCCCCTCGAACGTGATGTAGTCCGGGTCGCTGGAGAAGGCACCCCCGCGAATCGACACCTGGACGTCGGCGGTGTCCGCCGGGATGGTGCCGGTGAAGAACTGCTGAGACGAGGTCGTCGAGAGGATGTAGTTCGTCCTCAGCACCCCATCCGGACCCATGAACTCGGGGTATGCCGCCATTACTGGCCTCCCGTCAGCGTGTTGCGGTCACCCTTGAAGGTGTCCCAGACTTGCCTGGTCCCGAGCCCTGCTGCTTCTGTCCCCAGCATCAGCCCGTTGGTCCCCATCATCGCGACCACCTCCGGCACCGTGAACACGATGTCCAGCGAGATCGGTTCGCCCGAGGCGTTTTGCACCGAGACTTCGATGAGGAAGGTCGTCAGGTCTTGAGCGTGCCGCTTCACATTCACGCCAAGGACGGCGTACAGCCGCTCCCTGAACGAAACCTGCTGGTACTTCGCCTGCTCCCCTTGGAGCCCCTGCATCTGAGTCAGCGCCTTGCGCACATCCTCGCTCAACACCGAAGCAACCCCCGTGAGCGCCTTGCTGCCAATGCGCTCACGGATAGTCGTCCCGTACCACGGGAAGAATGGATTGGACCCCTTGTCGGTGAGCAGGATCTTCAACGCCGCCTGGTACAACAGGTTTTCGTTGGTAATGAAAATCATGTTCCCGCCGGCATCGAACCGCATGTCGTTCTCGATGAACGTGGCTCGGCAGCGCAGGCACCGTTGCACCGGCACCGAGTACGTCACCTTGATCATCGGGTTCGTGCGGATCGGCTTGCGGAACCGTGGGAACCTGTTCGTGATGGTGTCTTCGCGCAGGTAGAGATCCCAGCCGGGGTACACCTCGCGACCGTACGCCGCCCACTGTCGAGCCGACACGCCCGTCTGCCCGAACCCCAGCGACGCGGCGGCGTTCCCACTCAGCTTGACGTAGGCGCCGGGACCGACCTTGCCGATGTCCACGAAGACCAGGTAGCCGCCGTCGTTCACTGCCTCGACGTGCGTCCAGCCGGCGAGGGTGAGGCGCTGGATCACCTGGTCGGTCGTCATCCTGGTCAGGACCAACGCCCCGAAGTCGATGGTTGCCGTGCCGCTGCTCGACTCGACCGTGAGGGTGCCCTCGTTGGGGATGATGTCGTAGGGTCCGGACACCGCACTGGACAGCGCGGCGGGCGACAGCACGCCGCCCCGAGGAACGAAGAACTCGTTGTTGATGAGGATGCGCACCTGTCCCAGTGACGCGACCGGCTGCCGCACGTCGAGCGACTGCCGGTCTCCGCCCAAAGGCACCACTTCCTCCACGGTCAAGTGCGGACATGGCCACGCCAACTGATAGTCGAGACTCACGCCTGATTCTCCCGCTGGCGTTCGTAGGACGCCCGTCTGGCTGCGGACCAAGGTCGACCCTTCAAAGCCTTGCTATTCGCAGCCCCTATCTTCCTTTTAGTTTCCTCACTCGTCTTCGATCCTGTTTTTGCTGCTATCGCCGCTAAAGGGGCTTTTCCCGCCTTCGCTTTACTGATGGCTTCACGTTGTTCTTCTGGCATTGCCCCACGAGAGATCCCTTTCTGCGCTGCCGATATTTTCCGACGGTGCTCCGCAGTGGGGGCGTAGCCGCAAGCTCTGGACGCTGCCACCATCTTAGGTTGTGCTGTGGGATCTGCCTTGAATCGCCGACGAGTTGCGGCCCCTACTTTCGCACGAGCTTCTGCGTCCGGGGTGTAACCCTTGAAGCTGCCCGCTGTGGGCAACGTATTCAATCCTTCAGGACCGCAAACCCCCAGCCTATCCATGTGGTACTGCTCACGGGCAGTCATCTGGCTGGGGTCGACCACTACCTCTAGCACCTGGAACTCGAATGTAGCCCCACCATGCTCGTCCCATGCCTTCTGCAAACGAGGGCACCCCCGCCCCGCGCTCAATTCCTTGACGTGGTCCCGCCAACGCCCCCGAATCCGACGAGATTGCCCCACATACACCTGTCCCGTTACCACGCAAGTGATCGAGTAGATCCCTTGCCGGGGCAGGTCGTGCGGCCACGCCAGTTGGTAATCCAGGGACATGCTGCTCCTCAGTCCTCATTCCTGCCGGGGTATAGGCGCGAAACCGTCAGCCCATCGACCCAGCACTGTCTTCAGGCTCGTCCGGGAACGCGAAATAGAGCAGCCCGAGCCCGGGGTTCGGTCGGAACCCAGTCGGGAGCCCGGACTCACCCACATCGAACATCAGCGTGTAGAGGTCCGCGATGAGTTGCTGGCACAGCCGACGCGAGTCAATGGCGTTGTCGTCCCGCTCGGGCACGCCGATCAACTGCCCACCGAAAGCGTCCAGGAGCGTGAAATCGCGCTCCATTCGGAGCTGCTCCCAGCAGTCCGACAGCTTGACGATCCGCCACTCCTTGTCCTGGAGCCGCGTCTTGATCTCCTTGTTCGCCCAGCCCCGGATGCCGTGCATCGACCGCAACACGGTCTCGCTGTCCCACGTCCCACGGTCCATCCGGCTGCCCAGTCGACCAGGTGTGTAGCGGTGCGACTCGATCATCCCGCCGCGGTAGCCCTCGTACCCTGTCATCTCCGGCTGGTCGCTGCCCTCCTTCGCGGACTCCGGCAGCGGGTCGTTGTACTCGGTCGACTTGGCGCCTGGAGCACCGCCGCCCGGGTACTTCTGCAACACCACCGCCTCGCCGGTCTCCCCTTCTTCGACCAGCGTGGATTCCGGGTGCAGGAACCCCGAGATGTTGAACGGGTTGCCCCCGGTCGCGATGTACGCCTGCACGAGCCGGGCAAGGGTCGAGCCTTCGGTGACAGAGAACCCGATGCGCTGCTCCGTCGCCTTGGTCGAGTCCCCCTCCTTCACCTTGCGGTAGCGCATCGTCACGAACCCGATGCGGGTCATTTCGGCTTGCAGGGTAGCGAGCCGGGTCGCCACGTCCCGCCGCTCCCGCAACAGCCACGCCGTCGTGGCACGGAAGTAGCCGACCGGGAACGTGCCCATCTTGCTGAATGATGGCATCGCCTACCTCCTAGTCACAGAACGTCCGGCTCGTTGGTGGGAGCCGCCCCCGGTGCTGGCTCGATCTGCTCGATGCCGACTGCGTCCGGCGCCTGTGTCAGCGTCGTCATCGCATCCGGGTCGGGGCTCCCCAGTGTGAGGGCGATGATGTCGAAGATGAACGACGGTCCGAAGGGGACAACGAGAGCCACACCCCCGCCGTAGGACAAGGGGCTGTCCGAAGGCTTGTTGTCCGCCGCGACCAGGTCGGTCATCACGCCGTCCGTGCCGTCCGAGAAGAGCATCAACCCGTTGAACTGGGGCAGCGCGACGGCGAACGACAGCATCGACTGAATCATCGCGTTGATCCGCCGGATGAGCTGCTGCAACTCGACGATCTGCGCCTGGATGAACTCGATGTACGCGATGATCGCGTCCGCCATCGACTGGATGGCATTCGCCAGCGAGGACACCCAGTTTTCGAGGGCGTCGAGGAACACCTCCAACTCGGGCAGAGCGTCGAACAGACGGATGGCGATCCACTCCCCATCCTCGGGTGCTCGTGTGTGCGCAGCAGTCGCCACCCGCAGGACCGTGGCTGCCTGCTGGTAGAGGACGCCGTTGTCCAGCCCGCGAAGGAGCCCCCGCGTGAACAGGACGCTGGGCCAATCCTCGTGGCCCCGGTCGACGCCCTGGGCGTAGCTGATGAGACGGGACACGTTCACGCAGAACACCGGCGTTCTATCCCCGGAGCTTGCCCGCCGCTTCTGCTCCTGCACCTCCTCGAAGTAGGTGCGGTACTCCTCGGGGATGAGCAACGCCCCATCTGCGTCGATGAACTGCTCGTAGGTCGCCCGCAGACCCTCGGGGGAGACGTCCAGCAAGAGGGCGACCAGGACAGGGTCGCTCTCCTCGTAGACGATGTCGAAATCCCCGCCGTCCCACATCGCGAACTCGCCCTCGCGCAGCCGGACGACTGGGTTGTCGCCTTCCAGGTAGAGCAGTTCGTCCACGTCCCTCGCCGAGATTCCCGTCGACCAGAGGTTCGGGGCGACGAGGTTCTCGCTCATCATCGACTCCAGATTGTCGGGGTCGAGAGCGGTGAACATCGGGGACAGGGTCTCGATCCCCAGCCCATCTGCCTCGTCCTGGTAGGCAGATCCCGCGTTCTCATCCGCGGCATCGAGCACGTCCTTCCAAGTAGCGGTGCGCAGGACATCCGACACCGCTACGACGGCTGCCTCGGTGTCCGGCATCGGTCCGGTGTGCTCGTAGATGTCGAGTGCCAGTTGCCGGATCGCCTCGAACACCGACGTCCGCCAGACCGTCTGCTCCGGTTTGGACAGTTCGCCCAGGTCGGGGTACAGCCGCTTGACCAGGTGCCGGGAGTCCTCCATCCCAGTCCGGATGAGCCCGAACTGGGAGCCCAAGTAGTTCCCCTCCTCGTAGCCCTCGACGGTCTCGTTCGTCTTCGGACCGAGCAGTTCGTCGATCAGGGGCAAGTCCCCGCGAGCCAGCACAAGCACCAGCAGGGCGGTCTCCAGGGCGTGCAGGTAGTCCTGGGTGTTCGCGTTGACGAACGTGATCTTGCGGGCAGCAGAGGGAGAGCCGATGGCAGCCACGCCGGACTTCATCCCCACGATGAACGGCTGCCCGGACGACCAGGCGTTCATCACCGTGTTGCGCTCCTGGAAGTCCCACTTCGGCACGGTGTTGTTCAACGTCTCGGGACTGCCTGCGATCTCCTTGCCCACCGACCAGACCCGGACGTAGTAGTGGGTCGCCAGCCCGTCGTCGATGAGGGTGAAGGTGCCATCCGACTGCTTCTCCCACCGGGCGTCGTGCGGCATGTCGTCCTGGTTGAACGTGGCGCCGTACTCGCCCGCGAACCACTGGGCGAGCGCCACGTCCGACTCGATGAGGAACGTGCGCTGGAGGAAAAACTCCTCGCCCTTGCCGTCGCCAGGCGTTCCCAGCACATCCGACCGCCCCAAGTCCTCCAGCGGGATGATCTCGTTGCGGGCAGGGTCGAGCATCCCGAAGACCTGGCAGGCACCGATGTCCGGAACGCCGTCCAGCATGGCTTGGTTGTAACCGAACGGCTCCGACTCGAACGCCAGCATCTCCGCACCGCCATGCAGCACGACGGGCTGGAGGTGCTTGTCCACGATCGCCCCGTACTCGCGGGGCTGGGGCACCTCACCCTCGTTCGCCTTCGGGCGGGCGTACTGGAGTTGGATGCCCTGCTCCAACGTCGAGACCGTCACGATGTAGCCAGACGGACCCAGGATCGGGAACGGGTTGAGCGGGTGCTTCTGCGATGCCGGCTGCGTCGTCCACGTCACCCGAACAGCTTGCGGAGGCGACCCGTCTGCCGACGAGAGGGCACTCACAAGCGGCTGGAACTGGAACGCCGTGGACACGTCCACGGAGTCCGAACCGTACAGCGTCTCCCGGATGACCGGGACGGGGAGAGCCGACGTGTCCGGGAAGAACGACAACCCGAACATCCGAACGATGGTCAGGATGAAGTTCACGACCCGCTCGAACTCGGAAGGGTCTGCCGAGAGGTAGCCGAAGAACGCCAGAGTCTTCGTCTTGCTGGAGATGTCCGGACGAGTTGGGTCGGTGCGGTCCGTCAGGCGAGCCACCATCCGACGCTCGAACTCGGCGAACCCGCCCCGCAGGTCTTCCGGGGGCCAGGACACCAGCGCCAGGTCGCTCGTGATGTAGATGCCGATCTCACGCAGGTCACGGATGATCGCCACGATCTCGTCGATGATCGCCTGAATGAGCGCCAACAGCGGGTCGAGGAACCCACGAATGAACGCCTTGGCGAACTCCAGTGCCAGGTTGACGATCTCCAACCCGGCGACCAGCAGCTCGGCGAAGTCGTTGACCGCATCTCGCGCATCTTCCAGGAAATCGGGGACATCGAACGCAACCGTGCCCCACTGTCCCGTGTAGTCGGTCGCCATCAGCTACCGCCCCCGTGCTTCAATCGAGCGAGCTTCTCCTGCAACAGCCGCACCTCGCCCTGCTTGCCCTCGACAGCCTGCTCCAGAAGCTCGTTCATCTTCTTCAAGTTCTCGGCGATGCGGTTGGCAAAGGCGGGCGACTTGGGCTCACCCCCACCCATCTCGTCCCACTGGCCGTCTCCAATGCCCAGTGCCTCCGCCTGCTCCCGCAACTGCTTCTCAGTCAGCTTGCTCACTCGACCCCCTCAGCCGTCTGCTCCAGCAGGAGCACACGCTCTCGCTCCGCCAGTCTCTCGGGCAGCAACGTGTCGAAGGCACCGATGCGAGACAGCGTCCCGATGTAGCGGTGCGTGCGGTAGGCCAACCAGGTGTAGCGGATAGCCCGCAGCCGGTCTCTCACGTCCAGGATGAGCGCCAGGTGGTCCGGCAGCACCGGACGCACCGCGACCCCTACTGCGGGGTCCGTATAGGCGGTGTAGGGTCCGCCCTCTCTCGGGTAGGGGATGACCCCGGGGTACTCGATCATCCCGAAATCATTGGTCGGGTCCGGCGCGAGCGAGTCGAGCTTGCGGTCGAGAATCCAGACCCGCCGGTCCAGCATCGACAGGCAGTCCCGCGTGTTGATGAACGGCGAGTAGTCCGTCTCACCCACCAGCGTTTCGAGCAGCCGGTTCGGGAACAGACCCAGTCCGGAGTCCGGGTCGGTCGGCGTCCCCAAGTCCTCGACGTGATCCTCGTTCTGCCAGTCCCAGTAGTAGCCGCCCTTGGCACCGCGGATGGCTCCGCGGAACAGTTCGATGAGCGACAACATCCGCTCGCGAATCGTCAGCACCGTGTCCACGATCTCGGTGCTGAACATCGAGTTGGGTCGGATGATGCGGTAGCTGAACGGGCGGATCGAGTGCTTGTCCTCGACTGGGACGACGCTCGTGAACGTGCCGCCCACCGCCTTGCGAGTCGGCCGGAGGTCGTTCTGCCCCTCGGCCGTTGCCGGGGGCACGATGACGTCAGCGTTGAGGACCGACGTGCTCACCGTGGGGAAGATGGAGTAGACGATGTCTGCCGGCGGGCCGGTCTCGCCCATCAGCACGTCTTGCCCCAGCGTCCCAGCGAACAGATGCACCGGGTCAACCGTCAGGTTGCCCGCCGCCACCTCCAGCACTCGGTAGAACCCGCGGTTGTCGTCGAGGCTCGACACCTCACCGGGGTCGTAGGGCGTCGCGGTCGGCGCCCCCAAGTTGTCGATTGCCGTCCGGGTCGGCACGCTGAGGTCGCCCAGGGGTCGCCCACCCCTCTCGTCCACCACCGGCAGCAAGCCCGCCTGGTCGATGATGACGATGTCGCCCCGGCGGACGCCCAGCGAGACGAAGTTGGGGGGCACCGCGGAGTCGTCGTAGAGCTGGTTGGTGATGTTGGTCCAGACGCCGGCTGCCACCACCTCGGGGACGTAGCCGCCAACCCAGTTCTGCGGGTTGCCGTCCGAGTAGTCCGCCCACGTCTCGTGAATGACCCGGTCTGTGATCAGATCCAGAAGTTGCTCGTTCGACTGCTCGTGCGGCACCGGCGTCTGGCGGAGGTACACCTCGAACCGAATCAGACCGGATGCCAGCACGGCTTCCAGTTCCTCGGGGATGCCTGGCGCCGCGATCTTGAGGACCGTGGCATTCACGACTTCCTGCACGACACCCTCGGCGAGCACGTCGTGAATCGTATCCACCGTGCCACCCAGGATACGGACCGTGTCCCCCGGGTTGATGTTGACGTCCTGGGAGTCGAACCCACCCAGGTTCGTCCCGTTGAGTCCTGTCTCGCCGGTGTTCCACACGTCGGCAACGAAGGGCAGCCCCGTCGCAGCGTTGAAGTTCATCGCGAAGTTGGACGCCGTCAGCGTGGCAACCTGCTGCTCGTTCCGCGAGAAGTCCGTGATCATGCCCCGGCGGATCTCGTAGGCGTACTGCAACGGGGCGAGAGCATCGTTGATGCCGTTCTGGACCCCGTGCCAGCGCCGGACCCGCCGGACTTCTAGCGTCACGTCCTCGGCAACCGTGGGGTCGACCATCCCGACGTCGCCCGCAGCCAGCGACCTGGTGAAGTCGACCACGTTCGGGTCACTCGCCGGGTCGAGGTCGAACCCGCCCGGACCGAACTTGGGCAGCGAGGGCTCGGTGAAGATGCCGCCCAGGGCGTAGAACCCGGCGGCGCCCACGCCGTCTTCGGTGCTCGCCTTCGTGCCAGGCAGGATGCAGGAGACGCCGGGACCAACGCCGCCCAAGTGACCCCGGGGGTCGTTGAGAGCACCACCCTGGATGTCGTTGAGGTGGAAGCTGAGGACGCCGGGCACCCCGTCGTACACGGGGACTACGCTCGTCGGGGCGAAAGCCCCGGGCGTGAGCGATGTTGCCTGGACGACTCCCACCTCTGCCGCCGCGGGGGCTCCGGCTACAATGTCTACACCGGCTGTGTAGACGACCGAGGTGTAGTTCTCGATGGAGAGCCGATTGAACCCCAGAATCGCCGTGCCAGCCAGGTCGTAACCAACGACCGAGTCAGGGGGCAGGGCGCCTCCCTGTACCCGCACATTCAGGTCCATCACACCCTGCCCGCCAGCACCCGAGTTGTCGTGCCAGCCAATCCGCTTGCCGGCAACAACAGCGTCCGCAAGCGCCAGGTCGACGGCTGCCAGGTTCGCACCGATAGAGGAGTTGTCCGCCCACAGCCACGGCGTCACAGCCGCGTCAGCCAGGTCGAGACCACCGCCCGTAATCCCGGTGTACTCGACGCTGAACAGCGCCTCCTTGAAGTCGCCGGCTGCCACAGCGTTCAAGTCCCCGATGACGATGTAGACCTTGCCGGTCGCTGGCAACCCCACGATCGTGTCCAACTCCAACCGCTGCCCTGGCACGTCGAGGGACACGATGCGGGGGAAGTACCTCCCGGAGAAGCCACTCTGCGCCCCGAGCGTGGCACCCTGGATGACCGCCTTGTAGAGCGCCAACGGATCAGGGTCGACCGCGTGCCGGACCAGGTACGTCCCCGCCTTGCGGGTCGTGGCGTAGGTCGAACCGGAGTCCGAGCGAGCCACGTAGACCACGTCACCCTTCTCCACGTTGGCGACCAGCCCCCCGGTGGGCGCGATGG